AAATAAGTGAATAGTTTTATTTTTAAAAATAGAATAGTGGAAATGATTGTGAGAGTTGTTATGAAAAGAAATAAAGATAGAATTGATAATAAGGTTGAAGTCGTGTGTATTGATGGAGTGTTTAAAATGAAGAAAGAACCAAAGGGTAAAAAGATAAAATTTTAAAAACTTGTGATTGGTAGGGTTAAAATGATTGTTGTTTTGAATGATAAAAGAGTGAGGATGAGCTAAAAGACCATTAAGGTCGGGAAGAGGAATAGTGTTGTTGTGCGACATATGGTGTATGTGTATGTGTGTATAATAATATAAAAAGGGAAAATAGTAATCAATTTGTAAGAACTTTAAATAAAAATCCCCCGATAGGGGGGGAGTGGGTGGTGTAAAGTGATTTCTGGTTTCGTAACTCATTTCTGGATAAGGGGTGTGGGTAATAAATATATATAAAACTCATATTAAAGTATTGCGGTGGGGTTATGCAGTGGAGAGTATATAATATATATTGTAAATATACACTATATAAATCCCGGAGGGTTCTATACTTTTTCATTTTTTTATTAAAGTATTTATTGAAAAGGTATAAAGCGGGGGCTTCGCCCCCGGCAAAGAAAGGTTCTCCATATTCTAAAAAAAAGAATAGAAAAAATGGTTGGGACGTATTATTTGTATGTAATCGAGTTGATTTAAGAGTGTCTTCGCAGTGAACATTGAGTGTATATAAAAGATCGAAAAAATCGATTCATATGAATAATACTTTTATAATTAAACATCAAAAAACGAATCAAAGCAATTCTATATACAATATGTGCGACACTAATACAAAAATATTAATTGGAGATACGCGTAGAAAAGTGTTTACGGGGACAAAAATCACAAAACCAGATGATAATAAATGCATATTCTGTGATTGGGTATGTAAGAGTGGAAAAAAGTCAACATATGCAATGCATATTAGCAGATTACATCCAAATGAGTTAGGAAGACCAGAGCGTGTATATAGCTGTGAACTATGCAATAAGAGTTTTGTAAGTAGGTCTGATTTAAATCATCATCATTCGAATTATCATGAAATAATATGGCATCATTGTTCTAGTGACGATTGCAAATATAAATGTAAAACCAAAGGAACATTAATAACACATCAAGTAACCATACATCAAAAAGACATAAAAAATATATGTAAACTACTAGGAAAATGTATTACGTGTAATAAGGAAAACCCATCTACATACCATATAGGCATTTGCCACCCAATTAATCAGTATTAATAATATCTTTTTTATTGTGCTAAAAAAAAATCTAGAACAAAGGTTCTCCACATTTTAATAAAAAACAATTCAATATATATTTATTATAAATGTTTGTTATATCTTTGTTATAAATTCTATAGTAAAAGGTTTTAAAAATAGAAAGTGGAGAACCTAATCCCCGGAGGGGTATTTTTTTAAAGTATTTATTGAAAGGGTATAAAGCGGGGGCTTCGCCCCCGGCAAAGAAAGGTTCTCTGCAAATATATTTTATCAACTCATACCATATTATCACTATAACACCTCACATTAAAAATAATCACATATATTTTTCACCATATCTTCACATATATTCTTAGTATTACACACATATTTCACATTATTTACACATTCTTCCTTACTTCGATTACTATAATACTCTTGCATTTTACGATTACTTATATAATTCTTATACATCTTCTTTAATTCAACCTTCTCTATTTTTAATAAATACATCTGATCAATATATTGATAAAATAATTCATCATTGTGTTCATCATTATTTTCATATATTAATCTATAACTACGACATAACAACAACGTATTCTTTATTTCCATCTTCTTTATTAATATATCTTTATATATACCCTCTCCACATACTTTGTGAATCTCATATAATAAACTATTCTTCTTATTGTTTTTCAACCCCATATATACATATACTTATATATGGTTTCAACACTCATTTATGGTTTTAACACTCATTTATGGTTTACATATATATTTTATTTAAACCATTTAAAGATATAATACCCGGAGGGGTGGGCTGGGACCATTCAACGGAACTATTGCAGGGTGACGCAGTACAGAATATAGAGTCCCCCTCTCAACACAACAATCTCCACAACAATCTCCACAAAGGTCTCCACAAAGGTCTCCACAACAATCTCCACAACAATACCAATAACAATCTCCACAACAATACCAATAACAATCTCCACAAAGGTCTCCACAACAATACCAATAACAATCTCCACAACAATCTCCACAAAGGTCTCCACAACAATACCAATAACAATCTCCACAACAATCTCCACAAAGGTATCCACAACAATACCAATAACAATCTCCACAACAATCTCACAACAATCTCACAACAATACCAATAACAATCTCCACAACAATCTCACAACAATCTCACAACAATCTCACAACAATCTCCACAACAATACCAATAACAATCTCCACAAGAATACCAATAACAATCTCCACAACAATCTCCACAACAATACCAATAACAATTTCCACAACAATACCAATAACAATCTCCACAACAATCTCCACAACAATACCAATAACAATCTCAACACAACAATTTCCACAACAATACCAATAACAATCTCAAACATTTATTACTCCAAAGTCGACAGCATATTCCAAAAGCAAACACTCAACATCTTTTGGCATATTATATTTGTTTATTAAACACTCAAATACTTTTTGTAGTTCTTCCGACAATACGTAAGTATATTGTTCCTTTCTTAAATTCCATATACAATTAGAATAATGAGGAGAAAACAAAATATTACCAGACAAATCCATTTGTTTCAACGTTCCGGTAGATACACGAGGAATAATAGTATTATGTTCTCTATTATTTATAACATGAACAACACTATTTTTAAATGCGTCAAACCAAGAAGTAGACATCATTTGTAAAAAATAAATAATTGTTTTTATATTAATAATGTCTTTTCAAGGTTCTCTACTTTTCAAGGTTCTCCATCTTTAAAAAAATATTCTATAAAATTGAAATATATTTGGCAAAACACTTATTATAAACAAAAGCAATGCAAAAACTATTCACAATTCCTCTTACTAAGGGCACTGTAATCAAACGGCCTTCGGCCTTTTGTAAAACACCTTATGTTGCAGACGTTTGCATCGAAAATGCAACAGAGACCACAATGGCACACACAGCAGCACTGGGATGTTGTGGTTTGGCCGATAAAGAAGCAACAGTATTAATGGAAACAAATACAAATCCAAAAAACAAGTGCACACACAAAATCCGTGTAAGTCAAATCACAGAGCGGGATCAAACTTATTTGGTGGGTATAGATCCAAAAACCGCAGAAAAAATAGTAAGCAAATCACTAGAATACAATTTGATAACCACACTGAAGGACCATAAAAGCGTAGAAGCAGAAAAGAAATTTTTAAATTCCCGATTTGATTTTGCAGGAATAGATGCAAACGACAAACCTTTTATCTTAGAGGTGAAAAATGTACCCTTGGCGGATTATGTGGATTGTTTGGCAAAAGAGAAGAAGCATATGGACTTTTCGCATATACCTATAAACAATAAAATCGCCTATTTCCCCGACGGATATAGAAAAAAGGTCAACACAACGGTAAGTCCCCGTGCATTGAAGCACATACAAGAATTGGAAGTCATGGTATCACAAGGTTATCGTAGTATATTGTGTTATGTTATTCAACGCACGGATGTAAGTTCGTTTCAGCCGTCAAACATTGACCCTATATATAAAGAAGCGGTCATCAAGGCCCACAAGAGCGGAGTGGAAATCATAACAATTGTAGCGTCTTGGGATAAAGAAGGAAATGTACATTTTGTAAAAGATGATCTTCCTATAAATATTTCATAAAATCCCCCCAGAAATATCCCAGTCATGTTCTCCATATTATAAAAAACAAACCCAAAAAGATAAAAATAAAAAGAGCTATATGTTTTTTTATGTTTTATACGTTTGATATATTTTGTAGATTTAGAAAATACAATAAATAAAATTATATATGCGTTATATATAATGACAAAATCCCTCTGTCAAGGAAAAAGCGTGAAAAACCCCAACAAGTGTAAAAAGATGAAGGGTTGCAAGGTAGCCAATGGTACAAAGCGTACTTATTGCCGCAAGACAAAAAACAATAAATCAGGAACCAAGAAGGCCAAAACATCGCGCAAGACGGTAAAGCGCAGATCGGAGGTCAATCGTTTGAAAGGACTAGGAAAGAAGACGATTGCTGCCCTTAAAAAATTGGCATAAATAAATAACAATGAAACAATGGTAATGAAAGGTTCTCGACATTAAAATATAATAACCCTATAATTTATTATATTTATGGAGCACATACATATTTTTACAAAAATATATGAATTAATGGATCATTTTGAGAGTTTATGTCATGAAAACGTTCCGTCGGAGAAAAAATACAAAGAAGACGATGATTTTTTTGCATTTATATTTCAAAATGTGAAGGAAGTGGACCCGCAAAAACAACCAGAAAACCAACCAGAAAACCAACCAGACAACGAGGAAACAAACCCACCAACAACATCAACAACAATAAAAGAAGAAGAGTCAAAAACAAATGAAGAATCAGAAACAAACGGCAATTTAAATAATGAACCGGTAAATGCGTCAACAACACTACCAGAGGAGAGCGAAGAAAGCATAGTAAATAAATACATCAAAAAGTGTTATAAAAAAATAGTATTAAAATGTCATCCGGACAAAAACAAGAAATCACAGGATGCGTCATCAATATTTGTGCGATGTCAGGAATATTATGATAATAGTTTGCTTATAGGATTGTTGTATATATTTTATTTGTACAATATGCGACCCCCTGAGCCATTAAACACGCTTGATCCAAACAACATAAATAATAAAACAAATGCATTATTAAACAGAATAGCAAAGGAGATTTACATCATTCAAAAAAAGATATTAGCATTAAGCAAGTAATAATATATTATTATAATAAAAATATAATAACTACTATATAGGTATATATAGTAGTAAATGAATAACGTGAAACATACAGACAATCACAAAGATGATTTATATGAAGAATTAAATAATCACATAACGGATTCTGCAATTTATGTAAAACAATTGTTGGACAATTCGAGTAATTTGCAAAATAGTGTAATAGTAAATAATGTAATGCGTAGTTACAAAAAAGAAAAGGCACCAATAATGATAGAGTGGGTATTAACAAAAAGCATAAAAACCTTAACCAAAGACAAAATCCGTACCTTATGTATGTAAATCTATAAATATGTTTCGACAATATTAAAGTAAATGCAAGGAAGATTCGTGAACAAATAGTTTTTCTAAGCTGTGTGTTTCGGAAGGTTTTGCCGATTTTTCATTAAATCGTGTTTTTTTGCTTTGTGCAGCGCTGCGATATTTCTCGGTGTTCCAAATTTCGACAAAATCGTTAGGTGCAGTAGTTTCGGAAATGACAACAAGATTATTTTTGCTCCAGTTGCGCATAATATCCCAGAATTCTTCGTTATCAAATACATCGTATTTTTTTGTACTGGTTCTGTATTTAATAGGAAATTTCGTGACAGCATAAGGAGGGTCACAATAAACCATCATATTTTTGGGTTTAAGTTTTCGATAATCTTTATTGGTAAACTTGACTTTTTTAATGAGGGGTGCAATGCGTCGCATACTGTTGCCCATTTCTTTGCAGAAATCTTCTTTTTTGCCGTTTAAATATTTTTGTGAATAAGCGCCAAAGTAGCGTCCTCCGAAGCTCATACCAAATCCGACAAATGCTTTGTATGCATTGGGGCTTTCAAGGAGTTTAGCGTCATTGTATTGTTGTTCGCTAATGGATTCAGGAATTTTAAATGTACCGGCTTGGACTTCTTTCCACATTTGAATAAGATCGGGGTGATAATCATTTGCCATAAATTTTTTGGTGTCAAGGTGGGTCATATTTTTGTAAACCCCTAGGGATCCACAAAAGGGTTCCAAGTAGCCGTTTAATTCATTTTTGTCCCATAGTTCATTAAGAACAGGTGCAATATGTTTTCCAAGACGTTGTTTTCCACCTAAATATTTCATTTAATATATAATTAGTGTAGTTTAAATAAAACGAAACAAATCGGAATAGTTTGAAAATGAAAAAAATATAGATAAAATTGAATAAAAATATATATATGATGAATATAAATGCCAACAATCATGTCAAAAATCGCCGAAGAAAGTAACGATCCGCTATTACATTTACACGAAAATTATGGAGTATCCATACATTATTTGTGGGAATTGTGTGGAAACAGTGATAGTTATAGATCACTTATAAAAAACACATTGGAACATACAATGCCAAATATAGATGATGAAATAGATGTAGATTATTATAGTTCGGAGGAATTGGATGATTGGATAAATACGAGTGAAGAAGTAATAAAATATAATTATATGGCTGCAATGAAAAAAATACAAACAGAAAGAAAAAAATTGGAGGAATACAATAGGCGCGAAAAACAAAAAAAAGAATTTGACTTAGAAAAAGTGAAAGATTTGTGTAATGATATGCAGCGTCATATATTTGAGTATTTGCCATATGATGTACAGGCGGGTGTGTATATGCATAATTGGTCAAGTATAAAAAGGAGGTTGAATTATATTACAACATCAGAAAGTTTGCATTCTATTTGTAAAAAAATAGAAAAGAATTATTATGAAAGGCCGCGACGGCGTGCAATAAACAATCACGTAAAAAAATTTGAACCGGGGCATAAAACTCGTGCAATGAGACAAATATATAGATTATGGGAACGAGATACAAACCCAATGGAAACGCAAATATGTGTTGATTTTCGCAACTTAACATTAAAATCAGTAACAAAAAAGGCACGAATGCATGATTTGGAGTGTTTAATACGTTTATTAATAAATGCGGGAGCTTCACGAAAGGGTGGATTATATAAAAGCGCGGAAAAAATGCATTACACAGGTTTAAAATTAGTGAACTTGGTGCGATATTTGATATTATAAAAAGCTGCAAATATTATGTAAAGAGTCGTTATCTATTATAGATTGATTATCTTTGATATATTGAAAAATATAAATGCGCATAACTATAGATTTACGTAATTGAAGTAAATGTTTTTTTGATTTTACAAAGGGGAACCAAGGTATGATCTTGTAAAGACGTATTTTGTTTACAATTTGTTTTTTATTTATATGTAAATTCATTTATATATAAACAGTTACATATTGTAATGTTTGGAAATATGACTACGTGGAATGATAAACATAGTGGACATATAAATAAATTAATAATATTTATATAAATTATAAAATTAATGGAGGTAATAATTGCCTCTGTAGTAGGTGGTGTATTTACATTAGGGGGTGGTTACAAAGCGTATAATTATCGATTAAAAGAATTATCATTAAATGACAATAAAGTAGAAGCAAAAAACATTCATAAAACATTAAACAAGTTAATCGAATGTACTACACAAATAAAAATATATACAAAGCGAAATATTGGTTGTTATGTGCGAATGAAAGATACACAAATTAGTGAAAATAAACATAAATTATATGAAAAGGCAATAAAGGCAAATAATATATATTTAATAACTTATTATCACTATTTGTCGGTGTGTTCTCAATTAATGGAAAAATTAGGTTGTAATCCCTTGTATAATCAAATAGTAGGAAATAGCATAAAAGGAAACAATGTAAAGTCGGTATTACAAAGGATTAGAGAAATTGTTATAGATTTGTTTGAATTAGATTTACATGAGTTTCATCATAGTGGAAAAGTATTATTTGAAGAACAATCAGTGGAAGGTACAAATGAAAAAGAAATAAATATAATAGATTTTGAAGATTTAGAGGTAACAACAGATTTTTGTTGTAATGAGAATCGGTTAGAAAAATCAGAATTAAAGAAAAAAATACAGGGGACATTTGATAAAGTGTTAGAAGAAAACAGAGAAGATGATTCAATGCAGAATTTTTTGAATAATAAAAAAAATAATACGGAAGAGTTATGTTGTAAAAAACACATAAGAAAAATATTATTGATGGTGAAAGTATACAAGAAGTGTAAAAAATTAATTGAAATGTATGAGAGTAAATTGACAACATTTCATTTACGGGCGTGGCAATTTATCAAGCGAAAAATATGGGCAGGTAAAGATAGTTATCAATACATAGATAAGTATATAAAAAACATAGAAGGTATTGAATGCAATCATGGAGTGAGTAATGAACCTACAGACGATTATGGTTGTATAAGGTTATGAACAAGGTTCTCCACAATAAAAAAAACAAAGACAAAAAATAAAAAACATATGAAGGACGCGATTAATAAAAGGCGAATTACGATTTGTCTATTTGGAAACATTATAATAAATACAAACAATAGTTTTTATTATATATATCTTATAAAATGATAGATTTAGTTATAAGGGCTAATGCCGAGTGTGGTTAATATTTCTGCTAAAAAGGAAACTTTGAGTGGGTTAAAACCAACGCCGTAACAGGGGGCACCATAAACAGTAATATAATAATTATATACGGGAGCAAGTTGTACAGATTGAGTAATAGTAAATTGTCCGGAAGACGTAGTATCTTCAACGATTTCTTTGTTTGCTTCTGCCAAGATTTGGTTGACTTTTTGTTGGAGCATAGATTTTTCGACAAGGAGGGTAACATTATCAATGTGTAGATTGACAGCGTGAAATGCGGTAATGAGGGTTTCTTTTGCCAGAGTAACAAAAAGGGAGAGAGCTTCGTCTGTTATAATATTTTGTAGGTCGGTGACTTGGTCATAAAGGTTAACATATGCAGTGTGAGAGCGGTTAATAACAACATAATTTTGGGAAGAAGCGGGGTCTCCATAGTCGGTTTCGATTTTGCGAAGTAATTCCAAATAACTGTCTTTAATAAGTTGTAGGTCGGCACTATTAACAACGCGGTCAACAAAGGTAATACGGTCAATATATTCAATGCGGTCTTGATAAATGACGCGGTCCAAATATTCAATGCGGTCAATATATTCAATGCGGTCTTGATAAATGACGCGGTCCAAATATTCGATTCGATCAACATATTGTATTATGGTTTGAGTAACAATTTTGATAACTTCTTCAACAATATTACGTGTTTTTCCGGAAGAAGAACTAAATAAATCAATAGGATTATAAATGAGTCGTGTACTACCGGAGGTTACATTATTTGTAAATAAAGATTTGGAAATCATATATAGTGACAAAATAAATTATCCTGCATAAGAGAACAAACAAATATGTGATTTAACTTCTGGGTTGGAAGTGATAATTTCATTAAAACTATGGTGAACAACATAATTATTTTGTTTTAAATAAATAATAAAATGTGGAAGATCATCAATCGTCATATATTCTGAATTAGAATAAACATTTTTCATTATAGCGTAAATGCATTCATTTGGTTTATTTACAAATTCGGATAATTGTTGGGTTTGAACACGTTGTACATATTGTGCAATAGGACCGAGGGGAATACAATTTAAGCATAAAATATTTGAATATTGTTTTGTATATGGGTTTAAGAAAGGTTTTTTATATAAATAAACAAAACTATTTGTAACGTCCATTATAAATATATATATAGAAATAAATATAAAGAGAGCACACCAGTATATAGTGTATATGGTAGTGTAAGTGTTTATCAAGTAGTTTATATGTGTGTATAGTAGTGTTTGTATATGTGTGTATGTCATTTCTCTCGTAGCTCAGTTGGTTAGAGCGTGCGACTGTTAATCGCGAGGTCATAGGTTCGAAACCTATCGAGAGAGGGTGCACGGATGGCCGAGTGGTCTAAGGCGGCAGACTTAAGATCTGCTATCTTCGGATGCGTGGGTTCGAACCCCACTCCGTGCATTTGCTTCTTTAGCTCAGTTGGTTAGAGCGTTGTTCTTATACAGCAGAAATTAATGCTCTTAGCAAAGCAAAGGCCGGCGGTTCAAGTCCGCCAAGAAGCAGGTTGGGACATAAAATAGTTCGCCTCCCCGCGGTGTGTCCTGGGTTAAAAGCTAAATGAACTAATGGGTATTGGCAAAAAGGGTATCGTGGCAAAGTATGGTTATGCATAACAAAAGGGTATTGGCAAAAAAGGGTGTAGGTAAACTGGTCTCATGGTCTAATGGTTATGACTGCGGACTTTGAATCCGCCAACCTGGGTTCGATTCCCAGTGGGACCTTTTATAGCATGATGGCGCAGGGGAAGCGCGTCGGGCCCATAATCCGAAGGACGAAGGATCGAAACCTTCTCATGCTATGGGGTGTTAGCTCAAATGGTAGAGCGTGCGCTTAGCATGCGCGAGGTAGGAGGATCGATGCCTCCACACTCCAGTTATTAATCCCGCATAGTCCAATGGTTAGGATATGGCCCTTTCAAGGCCGAGGTCGGGGTTCAATTCCCCGTGCGGGAATTCTCTCATAGCTCAGTTGGTTAGAGCGTGCGACTGTTAATCGCGAGGTCAGAGGTTCGACCCCTCTTGAGAGAGATATATGTTTATATAAACATTTGGTGTTTATATAAAAAAACAGATTTAGAAATACACGGCAACATATATGCCATAAGCGGTAAAAACGTTATATAATATTATATATTCTAATTGACTAAAGCAATAAATCGCAGAAGTATCATTAAGATAACAATAAAAAAGAGTAAATGCGGCGCCAGGAAAAGAAATAGTAATAAGTTTATTTGCAATAGTATCGATAAGTTGATTAAATGTATTTATGTACATAATATTTTTGTTGTAGTTATATAAAAATCAGATTTTATATATTATTATTATTATGAATAAAGTGGAAAGTGAAACATCTATAAAAAGTGGAAATCGTGAAACACAATTAATGGGTTTTTGTAATATACTAACAATAATAATATTATTTTGTTGTATAATAGGATTAGCACTTATATTTATGTTAAGTTTTTGAGAGATTAACGTATTTTGTAATGATATAAAATATAAATTTAATATATATTAAATGAGTAAAATAGAAATAATAGGTCAGGGTTCATATGGTTGTGTATATAAGCCATCAATACAATGTGATGGAACAATAAAATCAGATAAATATATATCAAAAATACAACTGGAGGAGCAGGCAACAGAAAATGAAAAAGCAATTGGACAAAAAATAATAAAAATATCGAAATATAGTAAACATTTTTCACCTATTGTGGAATCTTGTAAATTAAACATATCAAAATTAAAAAAAGAGGATTTGGATAAATGTCTGTTATACGAAGACAATAGTGACTCACCATTTGAATCAAATAAAATAAAATATGTTGGTAAACATACTTTATCCCAAGCGTTGTATATTTTATTAAATAAATATCCGAAATTGTTTATAAGATTATTAATAAAGACAAACGTAGATTTATTGAAATCAGTCCACTTGTTAAATAGTAATAATATAATACATATGGATATTAAAGAAGATAATATAATGATAAAAGACAAAGACAGTAGTCCAATAATGATAGATTTTGGAATTTCGTTTGACGTAACGGCATATGAAGATAAAAAGACCTTTTTTACATATGGTTATGATTATCCGCCGTGGTGTTTTGAAATTACATTAATAACTTATATAATAAACAAAATCGAAGATAAATGGGAAGATGCAATAGTAAACGAAGAAGATGTAAACAAAGTAATCGGTGATTATTTGAGTTATAATAAAGTATTTATAGGGGAAAATGATATTATGGAGCCATTATTAAAGGCCTTTGTAAAGCCGTATATTAATAAAAAGTATAAATTATTGTATGATGAATGTTTTAAGAGTGTTCAAACGTGGGATAGTTATGGATTATGTGTAATGTATTATCGAATGTTATCTTCTTATGATTTGATTAGAGATCCATCATTGCAAAATTATGTAACTATTTTAGAATCCGTTATTTTTTGTAATCCAGCGGAGCGCATATCAACAAAGGAAATAATAAAAAGTATAAAAAATGAATTTAATATGGAAAGTATAAAAGCAAGTAAAAAACAAATATCCAAGAAAATTAGTTCAATGGGAAAAAATAAACAGGAAAAAATAAATAAAAATGTAAAGAAAAGTTATTTGGAGGATTTGGAACAAACAAAGGTGTATCATGAATTGCAAAAGAAAAATGTAAAAAATTAACATTTATTGTCGGCAGGAGTGGGTGCAGGAGTGGAATTATTGATTTGATTTACAAATTCATTATAACAAGCCATAAAAATCGTATTGTAATCAGTATATTCTAATGTAGTAGTAATAATATTATAAAATTTTGTTTCGAGAACGTATTTATCAATAACAAATGTAGTATTTAAATCGACGGGTCTTCCATGAATGTTACAAAAATCGTTTTTGAATTTTTCCATTGTAGTGTTATTTATTTTGGGTATTTCAGAGTTAATAATAATATCGTCTAATGAAATGGCGTGCAACTTAAATTCATTAACATTATTATCAACAATTTTGCTAAAAATATAATATGCGAATTGCGTTGCTGCATAATCAGTAAATCCTACGTACATATTATGCACAGGTATCTTATTTTTCTTCAATACAAGTGTTAAACATTTTGAAATGGAATAAAGCAATTCGCTATTAATTGTAGGTTTCCATATATCATCATTGTCACTGGGATTAATAGTATTACAATAATTTTGTAAAAGAACAATAATACGAGCAGAAATAATATTTGAAAAACGTTTGTATTTTTGAAAACAACTAAATAGATTGCAACACATAATATATAATTTTATGTAGAATTATATATTTAATAAGTTTTATTAATGGTTTATTAATTACATTTTATTTTATACAGTAAGTTATCAAACATGTGTTGTTCTTTCCACAAAGAATATAAAGCATTTTCATTGTTACCGGAAATCATTTGTATTTTATTGTTATATAAATTACTATGAAGGCCATTATCAAAATATAAAAAGTCGCAAAAATTCCAAAATACTAATTTTTGTGGATTTAAGTTTAAATTCAAAACATATTTATAGGTGTGTTCAATATTAACACCTTGCATAAAAACGAGGGTTTGTTCTTCAATATTACTGTCTTGTGTTTCAAAGAATGATTGAATTAATAAGTAAATTGGTAAATGAATTTCACACGAAGTATACGTATCATATTGTAGATTCTTTTTAAATGCCATAGCCATAGCATATAAGTTATCACATTTTTGTAAATTAATCCATATGGGTGTGTTAGTACATAAAAACATACGTTTATACGCTTTTTTCGAAAAATGACTGAGAAAACAACTCATACCAAGAATATTATAGAACACATCATTATTGTTGTGGAAATTTTTATAACTCAAGTCCATAAAAATAATGAAATCTTGAGGTAAAAATATCTTTTTGTAAAATTGAATACACTGTTTCCATTTATTGTTTAACAAATCATAAATACAGTTGCTTTCGTGAACACCATTATTAATTAATTTAAACATTGTTTTCATAATAGCTCCAGGATTAAATGCATTGTGATTAATGTGATGATATTTTGTAATATGTTTAGAATTATAAAATCGCCTTAATTGTGTGTGTTTATCGGCAAAAAAATAGAAATATTTTTCCAGATTTTTTTCTGTAGTATCAATGGAGTGAAGATCATTAACACACATATTTTTTTCACACGTATAAGAATGTTTTGAAATATATTTGCGAAAGAAACAATATGCATCATTTTTATTTTTGTATTTATAATCTGAAATATTAGAAAATTCCATTGCATAAAGATGATATAACCATTTAAATTTCGTTTTTTCACGCGGAATCCATTTGTTAATAAATATATTTTGATTATTTTTAAATAACATTGAAACGTGTAATCTGACAAGTAATTGTATAAGAGGATGTTTTTTGTTGAGTGTTTTGTCGTAAATATATTCGCATAAATATTTAAAATCACAATAAGAACCAAAGTATTCATTTGTCAAAGACCTTTGTAAAAAATCGACGCATCGGTCTTGGAAAAAATGATAGTAAAAATAAATCATAATGTAAAACTGCATTTTTTGTCCTTTACCCTTTACTGTGTTACGTACATACATAAAAAAATGCTCAGTACGTTTAAATAATACGTCAATTTCATTTGTATATACATCTTTATATTGCTGAACCAAAGTTAAATAATTAGAAAACGCAACTTCAAATTGTGTTTTATTTTCGCTGCGTATAATATTTAAATCAAACATAACAAGTTGTTCATATAAATAATCAAAAATGGCACTTTGTGTTTTAAGTGGTTGATGAAATACTTCCGCATTCGATTGCATTATAAGAATATGAAAACAACTATTTAAATGGTTTAATTATTTATGTTTTCGTGTATATGGTTGTTGAGAACCCGAAAAGCGGACCTTTTTTGTAGCAGTCGCATTTATTTTCTTTGATTTTAAAATAGATTTGGGTTTTTCTTTATAAAATACAAATAAAGAATTAATGTCATGAAATAGAAGTAATGATTCATTAATTACAGCGTCATTGCATATATTTAGTTCTTTTAAATCGCTATTAAAATATTTTTCCCAGTCACTATCATTATGTATATTTTCAATGTCGCTATTTTCACAATGAACATTATAAGACAATAATTTATCGAAGAAATATTTTGTAGTATTGTTAAAAATGCAGTGTTTGGAAATAATAGTCATTAATTGATCTTTATGTAGTGTAGAATTATGTATATTATAATTTTGTTTTTTAATCTTGATGATTTCATTGTCATTGTCAACATATAAAAAATAGATGCATATAGAGTTCTGATGGGTGGGATGTTGATTATTGTCTTTTATAAAAATAGAATCGTAGTTGTTCCAATAGTCCATAATTAAATACTAAATACAAATAAAAATACAATATTAAACCTATATAAAAAAATAAAGATAGATATATTGGGACGTCGTTATTCAATAGTTTTGAAACAGTTAAAGACAAATATAGAAAACATATAAAAAACATTGTTGGAAAGAGTGTATTAGTAGAATTTGCGTATTCAAAATAGAATTGAAAACAGATTGGCGTCTGTTTTCAATGAAGAACTTAAAATTGATTAATATAGATTTATAAATATGTTTTATAAATGTACAACCAAGAATTTTGCATACCGCGCGTAAAAAATGGATTTTCAAATAAATATATCGAGACCGTATTTGGAAAACTGCAAATAGGTTTAATAGAGAAGGTAATATGTTTACCATTGAAATATGATAATAATTACAAGCGAGTAATTATAAAAGTAAATACAGAAAGTGTGAAAAAAGCAGATGTATTAACATATATAATAAATGAAATAGATAACAATAAATATTTTAAATTGGTACATGATTTTCCGGAATATTGGCGTGTTTATCTTAATCTTCCGCAAAAACAAAGGTGAAGTATTTTTCAATAAGAGGATGCAGTCCGTGAAAGCTCATTTTTTTCTTTTGTATGAACATACAACAAAATAAAGACGTTTGATTAGCGTTTCGTATTTCTCGAGAAAATATGTCATCAATATTGCTGCATATTTCATTTGTTTTCTGTATTTCATCTTTAATATGTTCCTTTTCTTGATAAAGATTAGTTATATATTCAGATTCATTATCCTCATTTTCATTTTTATTTAAAAAAACCCTTTTCAATTGTTCTCTAATATTTTTGAATTTATATAATAATATGTTTTTATGGTGATCCATTTTGCGCAATAAAGTAAATATATTAACTTGATAAATGATGGGATATAAATTGCGTGCTTCTTTTGGCACAAGAATATTCGGTCCATCCTTTATTTCACTTATTTTGTCTTCATAAAATTTTATTTTATCATTGTATTCATTGTTCTCAATATACGTATAAATATTATTACCAATGAGTTTTAAAGATGTTTCTATTTTGTCATATTGATTACTTAACTGCATAAATGATTCCGTATGTGATTCATATTTAAAATAACTAATCATAGAAATAAGAAGTAATATAATGCTGTTTAATGCTGAACTAATATTATTTCCCCAAGTATATTCTGTTAGAAATGGAGAACTAATGGTATTTGTAGTACTAATAATTACAGTAGGAATCATTAAAAAATTAAGTTTATGTTTACATAATTGAGAACAGAACGCATACAAATGTTTTTGACCCTTAACATAAGTAAGTAATATTTCGAGTTTATTTGTTTGTTTGTTTGTATAATAGGTATCAAATGTGTGTCCAATTTTTTCAATATCTTCATCAGAACTACTATTGTGGTCATAAAAACTGGTGTCAGATAAATTATCGGATTGGTCTAGGTTCTCCATATAAAAATTGAAAGATAACTTTTTTGAAATTTAAATTAAAAACATGGATTTAATTGAGAAGAAGCGATTTAATAATTATAAAAAGACGCAAAACCAACATATAATATTAACAACGCGTTTTAACAATGAAACCTGGAATATAAATGAGAAATATAGGAAAAATAAGTCATTAAAATGTGTATATTGCAGCCCTCATATGGCGTGTAAAAACATTGCTCCATCATCGTTATTGTTTATATTGGAAATGAACAATGACGAAAATAAAATAAAAGGGATTGGGCTAATACGAAATAAATTCGTAAATTATAAATACAATGTGTATGATAATATGTTATATAATCGGTTCAATTATGTTGGTCAAAACTACATTTCCAGAGGCGAAATGAATGTAGAAGAACAAATATTTATGAAATATTTGGATTTGACGTGTTTTAAAGGAAACCGACATTTAAAGCGTGGTCAGGGTTTCACACGATTTCCATTAATACATTTGTATAAATGGAGAGATAAAATAGATTTAGTAAATTATGTTCGTTTTATGTTTAAACGTCGTATGACATAATATATGAACGTGGTGAAAAATATAAAACAAAAACCTAAATATATATTAAATGAAGATACAAGATTATAGTGATGAAGAATTAATTCAAACAATGAATTTAAATGACCCGAGTGATAGAGAACTAGAGGCCCGAATCATTTTTTTAATGAATAAATATAAAAATAGTAATAATGTGGAAATGGCTCGTTTTTTTGATAAGGTATATGACCGTTTTTTTGGAAACACAAGTGACACTGAGAGTGAAGAATCAGAGGAAGAAACACGTGAAGCTTTTGAAACAATAGAAGCCCAGGATACAATAAATGATGATGGAACGGTAGTTCGTGATGAAAGTATACAATCATATAGTGATGCTCCGGAAAAGATAAAAATAGTAAAAAATATAGAAGATGGAGAACCTACAAATCAAACTTCTCAGGGGCAAGACATAACCGGCACGGCCCAGAATATAGGTGTAACAAAGCAAGTAGATATTGTTGATGGAAAAGTGAATCCATTGTTGTTGCAGACAATAAAACGTGTTATAAGTATTGATAGTCAATATAGAAATAGTCAATATAGAAAAGATACATCAGGATTATCAACAGAGTTTACATTCAGTTTATCGGATCCATTGAAAGATGTGGTATCATTAAAATTATATTCGGTGGGCATACCATACACTTGGTATACAGTAAATAATAATTTTGGTTCGAATTTCTTTTTAATACAGGGTAACTCACCGGGCATAAATGATGCATTATTAAACGATGTAATTAATTACAATATTCAAATAAAATCTGGAAATTATCGTGCACAAGAATTAGTAGATACAATAAATAGTTCCTTAACTACATCACTATCTAATGTGAGCGATATGAGTTTTGGGAGTTTGACAACACAAACATATATAGAATATAATTCAAATCGTGCAAGGGCGACAATTAATTTATTTTTTGAAAAATTGTATAACGAATCGAGTTATGTGTTTGAATTTCCAACATGGACAACACCAAATGATCCAACATTGCCGGGTCCTCGCGTTGAAAGTGTTCCTGGATTTTTGGGGTTTAATAATACAAGTTATTATTTTAATCAAGTACATTCATTGCGTAACATAGATAGTGCAACAAATTTTTCGGCAAAGCAGTTTACATTAAATAATACAAATAATTTTTTTACTGTTTATAAATACATTGGTCCTGATCCATATAACGTATCAACATCTGTAATAGATGCGACTTTTAATGTTGGATTAGGATTAGTTGATGGTAGTTATTCTCATATTGAATTAGAAACGGCATTAAATAATGCACTAACAACACATAGCAAATTAACAAATTCATCTATAGTGCGAACCTATGTGGATTCATCATTACAATTAGGTTATACAAATTATTATTATAATTTAACAATAAATTTTGATAGAGACACTACAAATAATGTATTGTATTCTAAACCCTATATAGAATTTCCGGATGAATCTGCAATATTGAGAGAACATCGCATATGGACGGATATATCATCATGTTTTCGATATGAAGACCTAAGTTATGATATGGTGGAGTTTGTATCAGAAACAGAAACATTAGAACAGCAAGAAGAAAATCCAGTAATATTAAATGATTTGTCATTTGAAATTAATTGTGTAAAACCGGGTTTTAATTTGCCAGCAAATAATTATTCTGTTTCTATTGCAAATTCGAATGAAAATGGTTATAGTTTGGCACAGTTTTCAAATGCATTTAATGCAAGCTTAACAGAAATAAGAGACAATAGTATAACATCAAATAACCCTCAGGGTGAAATAATACTTGAAAATTCATTATTTATATTGAATCCTGATGCAACATTCAGTTTTCAAATAGATATGGATAAACGATTTATAAAAACAGATTATAAAACGGATTTATCAATAAATGGTTATACAGATCCCAATACAGGTCAAACAGTAATTCAAGACATATCTTCTTGTTTTATAAATAAACTTAATTTCCAAGAGAGTTCATTAAATGATCATAGCCAAATAATAACATCAACAACAGTAGCTCGTGACACAGGAGGTATTAACTTTTTTCCAAATATTAATAGTGTAACAGATGTAGATTTTTTAATAAATTCGTTTATATTATCTGTAAAACCAACCAAACCAACAAATAGTGGAAGTTCAGAATCGCCCGTTTATACTGTAGATATGAAAGATTTTTTACCGGTGGACTTTTCGTATAATAATGCTTTACCCAATGAAACGGAAAATATGATAAATGCACGCATAGATGTTTCTGGAGTAATATTTGGACAAGGAGGTTCAGGTACAGATGTATTTAAAAATCAAACGATTGAAGTAATACAAAAAATGCCCGCGTTTTTTAATAGAATATTTGAAGATTTTACAGATAATGATGGACAATATGTATTAAGTGGAACAAAACTAAGAGCGTATGAAAATGAACAATCTAATTTTTATTTTACATTGGATATAGATGTAAATAAAACATTGAATGAAGATGCATATCAATGTCGATTTATTGATTCATCATTTGGTCTCATAAATGGTGACAAATCAGCATTAAAACATTTGAATTTTGACCCCAGTTTTATATATAATCCAACATCACCGTCGTCAAACACAAATAATATAACATACGATTCCAGTGTAAATTTTATAGATATGTCACAAAATACATTACAAAATCAAAGTATTGTGCGAAGTACATTTTTGTCTACCGAATCAGTAAAAATCAAAAAAATAATTATAAACGATGCAAATAATCGTTTTAATATAAAGCCGTATCAGCATATTAAATCACCCGGAAATGAAAATGATATGATTTTTTATATTGCAAACGGATATTATAATAGAGATCAATTAATCACCGCAATAAATAATGCATTAACCTATGCAAATACTTCTGTTGGAAATGTTGAACATAGTAGTATTAGTTTAATAAATAAAACCATAAACGGTACCCCAAAACAATTTGCAAAGTTTCGTATAAATGTAAGAAAGGATTATAGTGCCAAGGATTTGAAAATAATTTTTTACGATAAAGAAGCATTTGTAAGTTGTTATGCGGGTGTAAGTAGTGTTCGTAATACAACATCAGATGCAACATTAGGATGGTTATTGGGATTTCGAAAAAAAACTATATATGAATTAAATAACAATGATTCGTCAATAGTTAATTATGATTCTACGTCATTAGAAAATGTAATAAGTATGGAAGGAGATACAACAGTAACAACCGATTTATATAATAAACTTTTTATAGTAATTGATGATTATAATCAAAATCGATTAAATGATGGGCTAGTAACAAATGTGGATGATTCAAATAGTACACCTTTACCATCGTATGCAACACGACGGGCAATTGTTTGTGACCCATTAACAAATAGCCCAGTTTACGATTTAAATGCAACGGATCCAAATACATTTAATCGATTAACCACTAAAAAAATGTATAGTGCAAATGCAATTCAAACACAAAGAACAACAGAAACGTTACAAAGTGGTGCTGGACCATATGCAAAAGATATATTTGCGGTTATACCTATTAAAGTGAGTTCATTACAAAATGGTGATACGTACACAGAATTTGGAGGTACACTGCAAAGTCAAGAACGTGTGTATTTTGGTCCAGTAAACATTAATCGTATGACAGTAAAGTTAATTAGTGATCGCGGTGATGTAGTAGATTTAAATGGTTCAGATTGGACATTTTCGTTAATAGCAGAACAATTATATCAATCTTCGACAAAATAAATTCATATTATAATATAATTATGTACAATCATATTGGATTTTGGTCGCCATTTATAATAATAGGCATTGTTTTTTATAGTATATATGAACTAACACCATATAAGTGGTTATTTTTAGCAATAATACCTTGTAATATATTTTTAAATAAAATAATGAAAAATATAATCAAGGAACCTAGGCCTAATAATATAAACCCTATTTATGAATTTGAAGATTATGAAAAACACGATAAATATGGTATGCCGTCTGGTCATGCAGGTATGAGCTCATATGCAACCTTTTTTCACTTTTTTTTAACAAAAAATATATATTTATTATTAACAAATGGATTATTAACAGCATTGTGTATATATCAACGTTACGAAAGCAATGCACACAGTTTGGAGCAGTTATTTGTCGGTACAATGTTGGGAGGAATAATAGCATATACTTCTATTTATTTTATGAAAAAATATTTGGAGCATACATAATATGTATAATTAATATATATGTCACAAGGAGATTATTTAAAACATAAAGTAACAGCAACTTTATTGAAAAGTCAATCTACATTACCTGCAGTATTGACAAGTGATTCATATACATCATACAAACGTTTTCAATTGGCAAATTCAATAACAACAACAAGCACATCATACGAACAATTATTACAGCCCAATAAGCAAAAAGTATTTAATATGGAATTGGATGTGTCGGGATGTAGTGAATTTATTTTATGCGCAAATACAAATACACGACCAAACAGAGAATTAATGACAATTAATCGTGATTGTCGTCAAGTAAAACCTTATGTTAAACACCCACCTGGAGCAAAAACCGCGTGTGATTGTGCACTTAACAGAACTACAAGCAATCCTTGTAAATGTGCAACATCATTTTAGAAATGTACACATACACACGGGTATAATTATTCTTAGATATAGTATTTAAAAATAATTGACACGTTTATATATTATGCAAATAATAATAGATATATTATCTAATATATCATTAATCGGTTTTCCGCTGTTTATAGTATATTTGTTGGGTTCTGATATACATAAATATATGGATTCTATAAAACATAAGTTCGAACTATTTGAAAAACATACGCATAAACTAATAAATGCAACACATTACAATGATTATTTTATAAAAGTATATCAAAATGCTTTATCGGACGAAGTATGTGATGAAATTATAAAAAAGTTTGAAAAAAGTGCAATATATGATGGCGTAACCGCGGCAGGTTGCAATCACAATATAAAAAAAACTAAGGATTTTCATTTATCACACGGTAAAATAGAGGATTGGAAAGAAATGGACACTGCATTGTATAGTTCATTAACAACGCATTTACAGAGATATTATGCCGAAACTCATTTAAGACCAATGGAAAATCTCGAAGATACTGGATTTCAAATCCAGCGGTATCGTAAAAATGATGGCCATTATGTAATGCACCATGATGCCAGTCGTGAATTTGATAAATACCGTGTATTAACATTTTTGTGGTATTTAAATGACGTACATGAAGGAGGGGAAACGAACTTTTATAATAAAATATGGGTAAAACCAAAAAAAGGACAATTGGTTTTTTTTCCGGCAACGTGGAATCACGAACATATGGGTTGTATGCCAATATCAAATGATAAATATATTGTGACTGGATGGATCTACACACGTGAAATGTATGTAAATATGCCTGAAGAAGTTAAATTTTATTTAGACCAAGAGAAAAATAGACAAGACAGACAACGATTAAATGAAAATACCGAATCTATAAATAATGAAGAAAATAATAAATCAATTGAAATGGAAACTGAAGTAGAAGTAGAAGAGGAAATTTAAAATTAATATAATATTATAGTAATTTTAACAATTATGATGACCAACCTTTAGCTCCATATGTTGTTGTTTCGTGAACACCACTGTACATAATAAAGTTAACAACTGTATATTGTGGTCTTCTATGATCTGTACCCCCTGCGTTTTGTAAATTCATAGTTGGTTTTAAATTTGCATCTGATGCTTTGACTTCAATACGCGGAAACATTTCTTTCGTACGACCACCATCTTCGTAACTATCACCGAATTTATAAACGCCGTAATGCAAAGTAGTATTAGTAGTACTATTATTAAAATACGGTCCAGTTTCCTGCCTTCTCTTGTTACCAGCTGCATCATAATCTCCTGGCTGTCCGTGTATATTTGTATGCAATGGAATATAACCCATATGTGTAGTATTTGATGAAAAACTGTCCACAATAGTATTTGAAGCATCTGGGTAACTTGATTTATTGGTATCAGTCACACCAGCTAATGCACCCGTCTTTAAAACATGGTTTACCGTTATAGTATGATCTTCGGTTATACTACTACTACTTATACTATGGCTATGACTAGCCAATTGATTGACATTACAGACATTATTACCAAGTTGTCCATTAGTATCAACTGATATACCGCTTAGTCCAGTATAATTAGATGCAGTATTTGCCAAAATGGGAAACTTCTCTTTTAAATCAGGTACTTTAAATTGTCCGGATGATGTTGTTCCGTATATACCACCGTTATCAGTGCCAGTGCCTTGATGTCCTAAAATAGCACCCAAAGCTGGATAATCACTTGTACTATACGTAGTACCATCACAAAGGAGCCATCCATTTGGTACTTTATCTTTACCAGCACAAAACATCATTGTAAATCCAACGGGAAATAATCCATAACCAGGAGAAGGGGTATGTGCATTATATATATCTAATTTTGCACCGGCTCTTGGTGCGGATGTATTAATACCTACATTACCATTGCTATCGACAACCGAAATGCTGGGTTCGGCCACAAAATGCCCGGCATTAGTTGTGTCTCCATTTGTATTGATAATTTCTAACATATTATTCATTTTTTCGTGATTTACTTTGACAACAATACCAGCAAAATCATTATTACTAAGGGCGACGCATGAACCTGCACTTATAATCGCAGATGGAAAAGGTGCGTCGTTTGCAGCGCCACGGTTTGAAAAAAAATCACCTGTATGATACTTAAATGCCGGACCATCAATACGAAGAGCGTGGCAAGGATTTTTAACACTATTGGATTGATATACTTTGTTATCGAATTCATCATATAATTCCACGTGTGTTCCAATGCAACGTATAGTTCCATTATGCGAATTTCTTGAATAATACACAATCATTGATTGTATATCCGAAACATTGTGGTTTGTAGCGAGGTCTATATCAATAAAAGGAGCATTTTCACCAGTTTTTGACGTATAAGAATCTTCATCATTATAATAATCTTGATTATCGTTTACGCCACTTGCTATGAAATTACTATCCTGTGCTTCTGTACCGCTCGCAACACCCCCGTTTGTACTTAGTGCAACATTTGTACCATTTACCCATACTTGTATTTCAATGATTGACAATGCGTCTGTATCTACTGCTGAATTAGTAGTACCTGATTTATTTGGCATATACAAACTTTTATCTAAAGTGATGGTGTCATCTGTACCACTCCAATTGGAAAACGTCGAAGGGCGCTGTTTTTGAACGCGTATTTTGCGAAATTGTTGCGCAATTAATGGTCGGTCTGTAACAGGATAGCTGCCATAAGTAGTATTGTTAAATATATTACTAGATAAATTACTATTTGTTGTACCTGTTGTAAAATCACTACTTGTCAGTGTATTCCACGCCGGACCTTGATATCGATATAAACTGGAAACATTAACTGAAGTTATCGCTGAATTTATGGGTCGTGTTACGGGAGATGTATGTAATAATTTATCATTTTCATCGTATAATTGAAGAACTATACCTTTTGTGCGATATTTCCAAGTATTGTTAGTAGTATTAACATGAAAATAAATTAATGCTGCTTGAATATCGTTAATATTATAATTCGCATTTAATGATATATCTATATAAGGATGTGTTACATTATTATCTGCGTGAAAAACATTTGTAAAATTACCATCATTAATTCTAGTGTACGGGCCGGTATGAACAGGTGTACCGCTTACGGTACCACTTGCTGCAACATTTGTGCCATTAATCCATAATTGGATTTCATATAAACTAATATATCTATAAGAAGCAATATTATTTGCTGTAGATTCACGATACAATCGTAATTTGCGAAAGGTTCTATTGTTTGCATCACGAATACTAGAAGATGTTTGTATAACTTGCATACCCTTGTCATTACCTGTACTTATACCGAGATTTGTGGCAATATTGACATTTGTATCATTATTGTTATATTCATAATCGTTTGTAATAAGTGAACCATTCACTACAAAATCATTGCACTTATCCACTTGAACAAACGAAATATCATTTGAACCAGATAAGTTACCATTATTACTTGATAATGAACTGGGTTTTAAACTACCGCCATTTAAATTTATACTATTATACGTTCCATTTTGTCCAATAAACAAACCGTTTGTGCCGTCATTTTTCAACATTTGCAATCCACTGTTTACACTATTTAAAACAATACCACCTGAACAATCGGTAGTAGCAGTTTTATGAAAAATACTGGACACATCAGTGGTATTATACATATTTGAAATACTTCCCGAGACATCTAATGTATAATTATTGTTATCGACAAATTTACCAATACCGATTGTACCAAAACCATTGCCAATATTTACAGAAAGATCCATAGAAATAGTACCATTACTAAGATCGTTGCTGTTATGGTAAAACTGAATACCTTTACTGTTTTCTCCAATATATTGGAGAATTTCACCACTAACACCAATACCACCTGAGCGAGGAAAGTGCAAACGATTTGCGCCAATATTTTCATTTTGATGGTCTATACTTGAACCAAGTGAAATATGCGAATCAACAATGGATGCATTGGAATCATAAAAACTGTCACGTGTGTTATATAATTTTGTTACTTCGTCACTTGATAGTGTAGTATTTTGATAAATTCTTAAATATTTCATTAAACAAGCTGATTTACTATAAAAGACATCCGGCGGATCTGTGTTTATTTTATAATTTAAACGTGTTTTGTATGTTATATCAGTTCCGTTGCCATTATTTGTTAATGTTCCACTAGTATTATTACCACCAACATGATTTACACTGCCATTTATGTATAAATAAGCGTGTGTATTTGAAACAGTGAGTACAACATGATAAAACGTGTTAAAACTTAACATATTGGAGAATACATAAAATAGTTCATCATCATTTGCACTAGTGTTTCCATTTTTCAAAGAAACCCCAATACGATTTGTATTATATACGCGATATATTGCTATTGATTTTTTATTCAAATTATCGTCACCAAAATAAATAAAATATTGTGATTCAGCGCTACCATTATTGTCGTTTTTGAATAATACATATGTTTCAATGGAAAATGACCCACCAATGGGAAAGGGTTCAAGTTCAATAAACGCGCAATTATCCAATGTGGAGTTACTTAAATCCACACCTGTTTTGGAAATTACATATGAGCCACTAATATCTGCTTTTAATCCGCTTAT